TGTAGAGCACCCAATGATCTCTGCAAGTTTTGGCATACCAAATTTTCTGTTTGCTTTTTTGTGTGTGGTTCCTTTTCTTTTTCTCTTTTCTGCCTCTTCATCTTTTGCTGCAATCGCAATCTTATGTACAAAATCATCTATGTCATCTACGCTCCACTCTGTGTGTTTTAATAATACACCTGCCATAGCAGTGCAGTAATCATCTCTCTGTCCGGAACCTGCGTATGTAATACAGAGCGCTGCAGCCAAAGCAATCTTGCCAAGGTCAACTTTTAGATTACCTGGATACTCATCTATGCCATCATATTTCACCCACTTAACTACCTCGTTAGTTGTATGGTATTTTGTTTCTGGAACTAATGTGTATTTATTTGCGCCATGTCTTATCTCGCAAAGAGTTGCGCCATGA